AACCATTTCCCTAACCCAATAACATACATACCTAATACCATGCCCATGCTCATCGAACACCGCGTCGTCTACGACGGCATCCAAGCGCTTAACTACTCCGGCTCCAAAGAGCTGCTGAAGTCACCGCTCCACTATCAGGCTTACCTGACCAAGACCCGAGAGGATACTAAAGCCCTCCGCATGGGTTCTTACGTTCACCGCCTGGTCTTGGAACCTACCGCGGAGGCCACGACGCCCCGCTTTGTTAAGGCCCCAGAATGTGATCGGCGGACTAAGGACGGCAAAGCCATCTTTGAAGCGTTCACCGCCAGCATCATCGCCGGGCAAACCATCATGACGGAGGATGAATGGAACGAGGGCATCCTGATTGCCAACTCCGCTAAGTTAGCGCTCAAGGCTAAGAGCATCGTGCTTGGTAAGACTGAAGTAATGTTCATGACCTACTTGGGTGAAGTCCAAGTTAAGTGTGCCATCGACGGATTGGGCGAAGATGATTACCTCTACGACCTCAAGACCACCGAGGACGCATCACCGCAAGGTTTCCTTAAGTCAGTCCGTAATTATAAATACAACCTCCAGGCTTACTTCTACCGGCAAGCCTTTGAGGCCGCGTTTAAAATCCGATGCAAGGGCTTCCGTTTCCTCGTAGTCGAAAAGACCCCGCCTTTCGCCACGGCAATTTATGAGCTTGGCCCTGAGCTGATGACCAACGCTTGCTTTGATTTCGAGGCCGCGCTGAAAGCATACAAGACTTGCACCGACTTGGGCGAGTGGCCCGGCTACCCTGAGGAGATCCAAACTATCGACCTTGCGGCTAAGGCCACGACCATCCCTCCAATCCAATTCGCTTAATTCACGCATATGAAAATCAATCAGTTCCTAAGCCTTCCTCCTAAGACCCTAACAAGGACTCTGACTAACATCGGCGACAACCTCGGGTTTATCGCCCTGGCATCGCCCGGTGTGATGAAGGGCTTTCAAACCAAGCGCATCATGACTACCTCTTTTGATGAAGTAATCTTTGAGAATGACCAGTGGGTTGTCCGTGGCGATTGTACCATTGATGAGAAAATCAATGGTGCAGTCACGCCGAGATCATACCAGGCTGATGGAGATGACATCCTTGATGGATGCCAAGCAAACGGCAAGCTGCACGAGACTTGGCCCTACCACGTTTGCCAAAAGGACTTCGTAGACAAGCAAGCCTTCTGCGATGCCTACGCTGTCGCCTATTACCACAAGAACATGAGCAAGGCCCGCGCTCTTGACGCCTAATTTCCCACTAACATGAACCCACAAGACCCCAACGCTCGTCCCCCGCTTAAGAACATCGAAAAATCCGGCACCTATGTGCTGAAACTTTGCAAACCCAAGGACGATAAAATCTATGATCGCTTCAAGTTGAACAAGTCAGGCTTTGCATCTTGCTCCCTGTTCTTCATGGACGGCGACGGCAACTGCGTTACCAACCGCTACTCGGCCCAGTGGGGCAAGTCCCTGGCTGTCGTCATCGGAAAGTTCTCCGGCAAGTATTGCCAAGCACCCAGTGAGCAGATGTCAGTCGAGCAGCTCATTAAGTTCTGCGAGCCGGCCTTCGGCAAGATTGCCACCGTCGAAATGGAAGTCACCCCTAACGGTGATTTTAACGGTAAGCCTCAATTCAAATACAAGTTCACTAAGATAACCGCTCGCGACTCTATGCTCTACGGCGCGCTCAAAGACCCATCGACCACCGACGACGACGCCACTAAGCCAACCGCCGCCGCCGATGAGTCCTGTCCCTTCTGATCCCGAGGAAGGCCAACGCCCGACGCTTATCCTGATAGCAGGGTACGCTCGGGCAGGGAAGGACACCCTTGCCACGGGCATTCTTGAATGGTGCAAGCGCGGCGCCGCCCAGGTTAACTTTGCCGACCCACTTAAGGAGGCAGGTAACGCGTACCTTGAGTACCTGCACCTGCCCGGTGATTTCTTTAACGAGCAATTCAAAGTGGAGCAGCGCGACTTCTTAATCGCCGCCGGCCGTCTCGCCCGCTCCATCGACAAGGATGTCTTTGCTAAGAACCTGGTTAACTACCTGCCCTTCATCGGCCCCGATGAGAACGGTGACGAGCATGACATCGTTGTATGCTCCGACTGGCGCTACACGAATGAATGGATCGTAGCGGCCGACACACTCCTTGAACATAACTGGCTCTTAAGGACTATCTACGTTGAGACGGCCGGCGTTGGCCCGGCTAACGACGAGGAAGCATACAGCATCTTAGACTTACGGATGAACGTGACGTTTGACCAAGAGTTCTATTTCAAACCCAATGCTCGGCAAGAAATCATGGCTGAAGGCCGGAGACTCGCCCAGACATGGCAATTATAAACCTAAACAAGAAGGCCCAACCTCTTACCGCTGAGCAATACGCATGGGCCGCAAGCGTCGGCGTATCCCGCAAGCGCGCTGATTGGTTAGCGTCTTGCCCGATGCTTACTAACTGCGGCACGCATATGAAGTACGTTAAAGAGCTGAGTACCAAACCAGATCGCAACCTGGTCTACGGTAAGTCCATTATCTATTTCCGCTACCAACCCCGCAACCAAAAGGCCATCAACATACGCTTGGACAAAGACCCAAAGGTTGCCCGAGAGATGCGTGACGCGCTCGAAAAGATATACGTCCCTGCCCGGATGCCTAAGCCTCCGACAACCGATTTACCCAAGCCACCAACCCCATGACCCAACCTATTCGCTTTGTTGCCGCCGGTGATAACCACGGCGACATGGCTGACCCGGAAGCCCTCGACGCCCTACGCGAGTTCTGCGACGACTATAAGCCGACGGTACGCGTTCACCTTGGGGACTGCTTTGACTTCCGATCACTCCGTCGCGGCGTCGGTACGGATGCCGAGAGCGCCGAAAGCCTGAAGGCCGACATCGACAGCGGTATCGAGTTCCTCCGTAGCTTCAAGCCGACCGTCTACCTATGGGGCAACCATGAGGCCCGCCTTGACTCTCTCATTGCAAACTCTGGCTCGGCTATTGTCCGCGACTATTGCACCGACGTTAAGACCGCCATCAACTCAGCTGCCAAGCAAGCCGGTGCTAAGACCATCCTGCCCTATCACGCTGAGAAGGGTGTCTATCGTCTCGGCCCGGTGGCCTTCATTCATGGCTACGCTTACGGCGTCAACGCCACATCACTCCAGGGAAGCCACTACGCCTTGACTGGTGGTGGAGTTATTCACGGACATACGCACACCCTCCAACAAGTAAACCTTACCAAGCATGGGGGCGGCGCCGCGTTCTCCGCTGGCTGTCTATGCCTCAAGGACGCAATGGCCTACGCCTCACAACGCTTGGCCACATCCCGATGGGGTTCAGGGTTTGCCGCGGGATGGGTACACGGTAACGACTGGAAGGTTTGGCTTGTGCATAAGGTTGGCCGGCAATGGATATGGCAAACGGATTTAAAACTCTACACGCCAAAGAACAAATGAAGGCACCCGATCCGCACATGATAGCCTTCCTCGGCGCCTTAAAGAACAGCGTCGATAGCGTACCGAAAGATTATAAGACTAACCGCGAGCTGTGCCTGTTGTGGAACCGTTCATGTAGCCGGGTATGTAAGATGATTAACCAGTCGCTTGCCCAGGGCACGATGGAAGTAAAACACTTCCGCATTAAAACTCCTGCCGGTGTCCGCTCAGTCCCGCACTACCGTCCAACGGCAAAGCAATCACCTTGACCGCACCCGCCTAACAAGGCTAACAGTCTAATCCCATGCCCCCCATTTCATCCGCGTCTCTCGATGTGGAGCGTATCCTGCTCGGAACCTTAATCGGTCAATCGCTTCCCTTCCCGCCCAATCTTTTACCGTCCGACTTCCTTGAGCCTAAGCATCAAGACATGGCCGCGGCTATCCTTGCGCTTGAGGCCAAGGGCACCCAAGTAGACGAGCAAACCGTCTCGGCCTTTCTGCGTGATCAACGCTCGACAACCGATGCCGCTTACATCGCCCCGATATGCTCCGATGGATTGTTCTCAGTTTACAACCAGGCTTGGGCCGCTGAAGTCCGTAAGGCCGCCACCCTGCTGTCAATCGCCACGACAGCCCGCCGCATGGAGCAGCTGGCTAACGACCCGGCAACCGACATCGAGGAACTGTTGGCCTATACCGACGGCACGCTTAAGGGTATCAACTACCGCGTCACTTCATCCAAGCCGCCCACCGAGGGGCCGCGACGTATGGATCCAGATGAGTTACTGTCATTCAATCGCAAGCATGACCCTAACGTCGTCATCGGTAACCGCTGGCTATGTAAGGGCGGCTCGATGCTCATCGTCGGACAGTCGGGCACCGGCAAGTCGTCGCTCAT